TTTCTTGATGGGAACCAGGTGAGCAGCTTTCTTGAGCCGATCAAGTGCGCGAGCCATGTGATTACGCTATACGATTGGATTGTAGGCATGGAAAAGCCCTGGTACAAGACCAGGGCTTCTGTGTCTGCGTGATCAGCTCTTGACCAGGTCAAACGTAGGTGCGTCGCTCGGGCGGAACGACACTTCGATTGACTGGCCGTCGTCAGGGTTAACCGTGAAGTTGGCAGCCGTCAGGATGACGGGCACCGTGATCGAACGGCTGAGGGTATCGCTGACGCTACCGCCGCTCACCACGCGATCGATGTACAGCTTCATCGTGGCGCCCTCCTGCTCCCGTTGTAGCACATCAGCAACCAAGCGGCTGGCGATGCTGGTGTCTTCGCTGGTGGTGTAGATGGTGGCCGAGCCTGAACCATCAGCAAAGCCGCTGATGTACCGGCGGAATGGCACGGTCTGACCAGCGGCCTGGCCGATGGTGGTGACGTCGATCTCTTCGCGGGTTACTTCAAACGACCACTCGCGCACCTCGGCTACCGCCACGAAGCTGTCGTATGCCACCTGAAAGATGTTTGGCGTTACAGCCGTGCCATCATCGGTGATCGCTACGGTAGAGCCACCAAGCGTGGCAGACACCTGCATGGCACCAGTGCTGGCGGTGTAGCTGATGACGTAGTAGGTAGTAGCAGCAGAGATCCCGGCAGGCAGGGTGCCAGAGCCCGCAGCGCCAGTGTTGACGTTGATCACACTGAACTGCACCGGGTCGCCAACCTTGAAGCCAAGGAACGGCATGACGGTGATCACGTCAGTGGTGGCATTAACGCCAGATTCGGCAAAGGTGGCAATGGTGCCAGCTGGTTTGTAATAGAGCGCCCCGGCTGTGCCGGACAGAACGGTGGCAGACATCAGTCAGCGAAAGAACTGCTGTCAGTCTACATACGCCTCAAACGTGATCGTAAGTTGCGTTTGGTAGTACGCTGCAGGCGCTGGTGGTGTGATCTGCGCCGGTCCCGATGCTGCGTCGAAGTGAATATCGCTGACCACTTGCCGGTCAAATAGATCCTTGATGCGCTCGGCAATGGTGAAGTTCGCCGCAGTGCCAGCGCCTAGCGGCGTGAACACATTGACCGTCAGCACGCCATTCTGCCGGTTAAAGCCAGTAGACGGCGCCAGCAGCGTGGCATAGGCGTTATCGCCAAACCGAATGAACGCCTGCAGCCATGGCGTGTTGTTCGGCGGCGTAAATGGTACGTTCTGATAGCTGACCGGGTATACCGGTGCGGCAGCCATCTGCGTAGCAATGCGTCCTTCGATGGCAGCGCGGATGTCGTTATAGGTGCTTGTCATGACTCCTTGCCGATGCGTGCTGCGGCTGCCTGCACTCTAGTTTGCACATCCTTAGCGATACCTTGCACCCAGCCAGGCTCGGCTTGCTTGCTGCTGCCATTGGCCAATGGCTCCGCATATGGCAGGTTGTTGTGGACGGAGTAGATGTTGCCTGGCTTTTCCTGCCCAGCTTGATAGTTATATGCTCGCATTGGTGGAATGCCTGAGTAATTGCCAGGTGGCGGCGGAGTGCTGCCTGCTGCATTCTCTCCCACCTGCCAACCAAAGCGAAACCTACCAGTGTCTACGGGGCTTTTGCTTTTGACCAATCTATCGGTTTCAAGCACGGTAGCCCGCAGCAGCTTTTCTATCTGATCCTCGCAGTACCTACCGATGTCTCGGGCTTGGATCGGGCGTGCCATTAGTCCCTCAGGATCAGCTCATAGGTGATGGCCGTGTTGTCCTGTTCGATGGTGCGTACCTCGATTATCTGCAGGCTGCGATTGCTGATGATGACGCGATCGGCGGTTGTCGGCACTGCTGCCGTGTCTGCTGCAGCGATGGTCAACCGCTTATCGCCAGCTTGGATCAGGTCATTTACCTCGCGCAGGCTTACATCCTCTAGCACTCCACGCAATGCGGTATCACTGGTGGATTCGCTGACGGTGCCAGTAGTTGGGTTATAAATGCCAGGTGTTACACGGCGCAGTGTTGCAACACCGCCAAACTTTGCCATCAACTTGCTGGCAACCTTGCGTAGTGGAACGGCTAGTGTCACGCGAACACCTCGCTGGCAACAATCCTGCCGCGCGCAAAGGTGATGTCAGCGTTGCTGCTGTGGTTGGCGATGAACAGTGCCACTTCATCGTTAGCGGCCATGCTGATCATCCAGTTGGTGACCAACTTGGCTTCCTCGTTGCCCGAGCCGGTGAAGGCGCGGCATTCGGTTTGATCTATGGCGGTGCCGTTCTTGGCCAGCTTGATGCCGAGCACTTTGTTGTTGCCGCTGACGGTCTTGGCGTCGATGCTGCCGTAGATCTGCATCAGTTTGGTGGCGCCGCTGGTGTTCTTCACCGCAAATGCGTTGATGGTGCCGAGCGTCATGCCGCTTGCGGTGGCGGTGTCAAAGGTGCCGGTCAAGCCGGTGGAGACGTACACGCCCTGCGTAACTATGTCAATGGTGCCACTATCCATCTTGCTGGCTTGACCGCGCACCATGACTGCAGCCGCGCCAGAGGGGCCTGCAGGCCCTGGCGTGGTGACAACGACTGTGTTGGTAGTCTCGTTAACGGTTACGGTTGTCATGGTGCTGTGTAGCCCTCAGAGACGAATACGATGCCTTCTAGGTAATAGTTGCGCAAGCCGCTGGAGTCTTCCAACAAAACATCGTAATAGGCTTCATTAGGAAAGCCTGCAGTCTGCGTATCGGTCAATGCAATGCTGATTTGACCAGTAGAGCGGTTGGTGTAGGTAACAGCAAAGTCAGCATATTTGGTGGTGCGGCCTTCATTCCACACTTGCGCGTAAGCAGTCCAGCCGGTCAGGTTGATATTGGCATTATTGGAATCTTTGAACTGCAGCGACAGGTCATAATCAGCCCGACGCTGGATGGCGATATTGTGCTGGCCGGGTTGAACGCTCATAGCCAGACTCTAGCCGGCTGCTCAGGGCTCACCGCATACTCTGCCCAGCCTTCCGGCAGTTCGCCGATGTAGTTGACGTGCCAGCCGTCAAGCAGTACAGGTGGGGTAATCACCTCGCCGGTCTCGGTGTCGTAGGTGCCGCCTCGGTAGATAAGCCCTACGCAGTCGAGGGCGTGCGTGTGGCTGGCGGTGAGCACCACGGTGTCGCCGTCTTCATTGGTGGTGGTAAAACCAGCAGCATCCAGCGCAGCCATGCCGGTGGATTCGTCGGGGAAGCGGATGTAGTGCGTCATTGCGTGATTGCCTGCAAAGTGCTGTCGGGGAGGCGCTGGGGCCAGTAGGTGAGGCGGCGGATAGTGCCGTTGAGAGGCTCAGTATTCAGTTGGCTGCCAATACTCAACTGATTGATACTTACAGGAAGTGCTCCAGAGGTATCTGTACTTGGAGCAGAACCCGCAGCGCTTATTGCGTAATCGTCAAGCTTGTATGCAGCGGCGATTGCATAGGTTGCGCCAGTCAAAGCAACGCTTGGAACTGCGTTAATCGTTCCTGCCGAAGCGACTACAATCTGAGGGTTGTTTGAATTGTTATACAGCAGCCCAAATCTGTTGGCAGTTGTTCCATCGGTAGCAAAGGCAATGCGCCTGCTGGAATTGGTTGCGCCATAGCTGGACGAAAACGCAAACATCGTCCCCTCATCCTGCCGATACCAGGAGCTGAAGTTTGTCCCCGTGATGCTGGCAACATCCGCGTTGCGGGTGGCGGCGGCGGTGGTGGTGGGGATGTAGGAGGTGGCAAAGGCGCCGGCTTCTAGTTGGGCGCCCCAGAAAACAAAGCCTGGGACAACGCCTACAAACTCAACACGAGCGCCAGGTGTTGCCCCATTTGTGGTTCCGTTAATAGAAAACCGTTTCCACGTTGTTGTGGCAACAGGAGAAGTGTCGCTAGTGATAACCGTATCACTAACTGCGTTCTTTAGTTGAATGGTGAATGCAGCGGTTCCTGACGTAACGCGGCAATAAAAACTAAAAGTGTAAAGAGCGTTAGCAATTCCTGTGTAATCTACAAACGTTCTAAGACCGGCAGCGGTCTGGCGTGATCCCGTTAGTGTGCCATCTGGCGCTACTTGGTCGATTGTGTAGGCGGGCGGGCTAATGGCGGCTGATGGTTGAAATGTTGCGGAGTTAAGAGCCAGATTCGCCCTCTGGTCCTCCACCAGCAGGCCCAGGCTTTCGCCGGTCGTGGGGTTGTGGTCCCCCCCCGGGGCCGAGTTGATGCTGCTGGTGGTGGGGATGTATTCACCAACGGTGGAGGCTTGCTCTAGTTGGGCGCCCCAGAGGTAGATGGTCCCTGTGCCGTTGCCTTGATAGAAGCTGGTGGAAGCGGTTGCTGTTCTGATTTGAACTGTATTGCTGGCAGTCGCCGCAGCTGTCGCTGTCGCTGAACAACGATACCAACCTCCGCCAACTGCCGTGATAGAACCAGTTAAACCAGAGTCCAGGTTTTGAATTGTTCCCGTTGA